GGATAGGTAACGGATAGGTAACGGAAAATGTAACCAGGTAACGGACAGGTAACGGATAGGTAACGGATAGGTAACGGAAAATGTAACCAGGTAACGGATGGTAACATAAAAGTAACCGAACCGTTATCAAAGCGCAGGACTTGGTATATAAAGGATAAACAAAATAAAGCAAAACGTAAAAAACAAGGCTCGTTACCTGGGTGTTACCTGTCCGTTACCTGGGTAACAGGGAGGTAACGCAAAAAAACATAATAAGTAACCAACGGATAACTAATAGGTAACCTTAGATAGATAAGGATTTATGAAATGTATAAAATTAAAAAAAGGAGCAAGGTAACGTGTACGCAACGGTCGATCAGGTGAGGAGCCTGTCGGAATTAATTAAAAAATCTACTGAGTTAACTGAGCAAGTAATTAGTAGTTACATTATGAAGGCGCAGGCCAGAATTGACGGTTATCTCTCTATACGCTACCTGCTTCCCTTCGCCGAACCGGTACCCAAAATAATAAGTTCAATCGCGGCGGATATGGCCGCGGCGTTTATAATAGATGAGAAAATATCTGAAAGAGAAATAGGGAAAACCACATTTGCTGATGTGCTGATGAAAAGGGCTGAAAAGGATTTATCGGGAGTGATAGAAAAAGGACTGATTGACCGGGAACCGGCAGTAGTGCTGGTTGCTCCGGCCGGCACTCAAACGGGGCCACAAATGGCTACAACCACGCCGGGCACAAGCCCTATGAAGGATGTGTTGAATCAATGGTGAAGGTGCAGGTAAAGGCCGAGGGCCTGGAAAGGGCTATGGCTTTTATGAGCGACGTGGCGCGGAATAGGGGAATTAGGCTGCGGCCGCTAATGATGCGGGCAGGGGAGATTATATATCGCTCGGTTATGAGAAATTTTGAAGAGGGAGGCCGGCCGCGCTGGAAAAAATGGAGTCCGCTAACCCTGAAAATATACGCCGGAATGGCTCAGGAAAAAGTAGAAAAGCGCTATAAGCGAGAAACTACCCGGGCTAAACATATGCGGACTGAGATGGAAAAGATTTCTGCCGCCAAGATATTAAGCCGGTCAGGGGATCTAAAGAAGTCGATTCATATTGGACGGGTGACCAATGAGAGCGTGGAAATAGGATCGTCATTGCCTTACGCCCGGATTCACCAGTTGGGTGGAGTTATCCGGCCGAAAACCAAAAAGGCACTTTGTGTTCCGATGGGCGGCGGACGGTTTTTGTTGCTTAAAAGCGTTACTATTCCAGCACGGCCGTTCTTGGCGATTCAAAAAGAGGATGAGCAGGTAATTATGCGGGCGGTGCGGACTTACATCCTGGAGGGAAGATAAATGCCTTTGTCGCTGCCGGAGATTATTATACAGGAATTAAAGTTATCTGTTGACCTGGCTGATGTGCAGGAGTGGCAACCGGTCAATGGCCTGATCACCTTGAATGCGCCTGGTATTTCGGTGGGCGTAGGGAAGGAGCGCTATAGTGAATACGATCGGCTTTATGATGACTGCATTGCGAAAATCGGGATAACTGTTTGGGAGAAAGATGCCGATCCGGCAGAAGGAGAAAGAAAGGTCAGGGAAAGGGCCCACGCGGCTAGAATGGCATTACTTAAAAATGAAACGCTGGAAGGGATGGTGGATAATGTTTTTATCAATGAAATAGAGTATTTAACGGAAGATGCGGGTAGTGGTCTCTTGCTTCACGTAGCCAGTATGGATGTAGAAGTCAATTATATGGCAGAAAGAGTGATTAGGGAGATAATGACTGAAATTGAGACAATTAATACGGATACCGGAAGTTTATAATATCGGAGGGATGGATAAATGGCTCTGGAATACATTGTGCCGCGGGTAGCGGTAGATGAGTCTGATGTAGGTGCGCAGCCAACAGCAGCGGTTAGTCTTGCGACTATTGGGATTGTCGGGACGTTTTCAAGGGGTAAAGTTAATGAAGCAACCACGGTGGGTAACTTGGAACAACTAGTAAATATATTTGGAGAGTATAAAAGCGGTCTAACAGGTTATTTGTCTGCGTTAGGGGCGTTAAATCAGGGGGCAAACGACATAAAAATCGTGCGGATAGGCGGCAGCACAATTGCATCGGCAACAAAGACATTTAAGGACGGACAGTCCCCGACCCCACAGGACTCTGTGATAGTGACAGCAAAAACGCCTGGTACATGGGGCAACGACATTACAGTAGCGGTGGCCACCGGAACACAAGCAAACACGTTTAAATTAGTAGTGGTCTATTTAAGTCAGTCGGAAACGTTCGATAATCTGACCTTATTAAATGTGGGTAACATTTCTTCTCAATTCATAACGGCGGTAAAAGCTACAGGAGCTACCCAAATACCAGCAAATATTAGTTCCACGCCGCTTGTGGGTGGAAATGACGGGACTGTTACCACGGATGAGGATTATGTCGGAACGGTGGACGGAAGCGGGAACAGAAGCGGGTTGAAAGTTTTTGATGCGGTGAAATGTGCAATCATTTTATGCGCCCAACAAAGCACTGTAGCCATAAGGAGTGCATTAATAGCCCATTGCGCGGCGGCTACTTTGGCCCAAGGGTTGAGGGTGGCAGTTTTAAATACACCCGCGGGACAAAGCGTGAGTCAGGCGGTGGCAATTACGGCCACACTAGATTCAATGCGGGCAATATTGGTCTACCCGTGGCTAGAGCCCCAAGAAAGCGTGGGCAGTTATATTGCGCCGGACGGATATTATGCGGGAAGGCTTTCGATGTTGGCGGCACAGCAAAGCCCGTCAAACAAACAGATTGCGGGAATTCTTTCTTGCGAGAGACTATTTACGGAAGCAGAAATAAAAGACCTGACCCTGGCCAAAATTTCCCCTATCAACTTGGTTGTCGGAAGAGGCTTCAGAATCAGGAACGGGGTTAATTTGGCAACAAATGTGGCCTGGAACCAAACCAGCATTAGGCGGGCATTCGACCAATTGGAGATGGAGGTTTACGACGGTCTGCAGTGGGCCGTTGGAAATGAAAATACGCCTAATTTGCGCCTGGCGGCTGCGGCCCAGATGGATGCCCTGCTGTTCAATAAGAAGATGAAGAGAGAAATTTACGATTATAAACCGGCGGTCTGCGACGATACAAATAACACACCGGAGACAATTGCGGCCCGGATTTTAAATGTGCAGGTACGGGTTCGGCCTATGTATGCGGCGGATTATGTGGACGTGGCGGTTCAGCGGTTGCTTTCTGTTTAATTAGGATAGGAGGGATAAGTAATAATGTTAGTGAATATTGACGAAAGATGTTCCGGATGCGGTTTGTGTATATCGGTGTGCCCCACCGGGGCGATTAAGACGCAAGGAAACAAAGTTATCCTGGCCGGAGAGTGCGTGGGCTGCGGGTTATGCCTGGGGGAATGCCCGGTTAAAGCGCTTTCGCTGGAAAAACCAGCGAAAAACGCAGGGGAAATAACAGTTGAAGCTGCTCCACAGCCAAAAACTATTGGAAGGAGGATGGAAGACGATGCCCAATCACAAGATACAGGGGTATGATTGTTCAGTATTAATCACAGGTCCAAACGGTATGGAATTAGTAGGAGAATACCAGGAAGTGGAGTTTTCAATTAAAGAAGAGACGGAGGAATACTTGGCTTTAGGCGAGAGGATTCCGTCTATTTTGGATGGACCAATTAAGATTGAGGGGAAGCTTAAAAAAGGACATGCCCTTCTGGACATTGTAAATCGCATCTGGGGATACGGTTCGCTGAAAAGAGGCAGCCGGATCAATATTGCCCCTCGCTTTACAATTATTCTTTCTATTGACGCCCCGGATAAGGGTTACGTGGGTCGGTACCGGTTACTGGATTGCAAGATCCACGATTTAGACCTGAAATCTAAGCAGGGTAAAGATATTTTAGAAGAGGATCTATCTTTTAAATCCGAGGGGATCGAACCGATTCCGATTCAGTTTCATTAACTTTTAAGAGGGGGTAGAAACAATGACAGAATACGGGCCTTTGGAATTACCAAGCGGGAGGAAGATACACTTTAAAAGTCCCACGGGACTTGATCGAGTGGCGGTACTTAAGCTTACTAAAGTGGGTCCTGAGGAGATGCTTTCAGGTGCAATGCTATTTGATTATTATATGCAGGCGAAGTGTGTGACTAAAATTGACGACTGTCCGGTCCCATTAGGCAGCTATAAAAACCTTTTGGATGCATGGGAGACAAAGGACATTCTATTTTATCAAAGTGTCTTTAATGAAATGTTTTCATTGACGGATGAAATACAAGATAAAACAAAGGAAATCGCCCGTTTTTTGCTGAGCGGGGAGATTTCTTGAGATGGGTAAGAGTAGCGCATTTAACGGGGATGAGTTTGAAAGAATGGCTGTCTTTTGACGATTTGACCAGGGAAGCGGTTTGTTTGGCGGTGGAGGATTTGGCAGATGAAATTAAAGAGGATTAGGATTTTATATTAACAATGGAAAGTAAGATACGAAGGCCAGAAAAGTAAAAGATTGCAGTAAAAATCCATATTAGCCAGGAACCATCCGTATTTAACACGGCGGACAGAAAGCTGGCAGGGATAATGGCCAGCAGTATACAAAATGGGATGATTAAAAGAGATGCAAAAAACATGATTATTTTCATAGTGCAACACCCTTTTTAATTTTAAAATATCATGTATTAAGCGAAAACTCAAGAGGTAATTATGGCTAGTTCAACATTTACAGTTGCCTTAATGCTTACTGCATACAATAATATGCGAGGAGCACTGTCTGGCGCAGAAAATAATTTAAGAAATTTAGGCACAACAGCAAAGCAATTAAGTAATATACAAATAAAATTTGGGCTTAATACTGCTGCGATAGAACAAGCCAACAGAGCGCTAGATAAAATGGAGACGCGCGGGATGGGTCAGGTGGCCGGCGGGATGATGATGGCTGCCCCTCTTGTGTCCACAATCAAGGCCGCCGGAGACTTCCAGGATGTGATGCAGGAATTAAAAATAGTTACCTATGATTCCACAGTGCCGCTGAAAGAATGGGAAAAGCAGGCAAAGGCTTTAGGGGATTCTGCAAAAAAGGTTGGGGCGGATACGGCCTTTAGCGCCACTGAGGCTGGCGACGCGTATGTAACGCTTATGAAAGGCGGTTTAATGGCAAAAGACGTACTAAGTGGTACGGGTGAAGCAACGGTTAAACTAGCCCAGGCCAGCGGAATGTTACCAGCCCAGGTGGCGGATTCAATGGTAAAGGTTGGTAATGCGTACAATATACAAGGGAAAGAAATGCTTAATATGGCCGACTTTATGTCCAGGGTTGATGCCGCATCTACGGCATCAATCTCTTCGCTAACCGATGGATATAAATATGCCTCTGCCACAGCGTCACAACTAGGCATAAGTTATAAAGATACCGGCACGGCTTTAGCGGTTTTAAACAACAGGGGCTTGGACGGAACCACGGCAGGTACAAATTTGGCTGATATGTTTCGCAGGCTTGCACCGACTACACGCATGAGTGCTGCGGCAATGAAGGAACTGGGACTCACCACGGCTGATGTGACAGGTATCAAGCGGGGTGCAAGCAGGATGGGCTTGGCCGGAAAGGATCTATTTCATGATGAGTCAGGCAAGCTCAAACCGATGGTTAATGTAGTAAAAATACTGCGTGATCATACTAAGGGCTTGCGAGCTGACGTTGTTCAGGTTGCATTTACAGAGATGTTCGGTGTGGAAGGTTCCCGTGCAGCTCTTGCTTTATTAAAAGAAGGAAAAGGTAGCTGGGAAGAGGTCGAGGCAGCAACCAAACGGTCTATGGGTTTAAACGAACGCATTGCCATGCAACAAAAAACATATAATAAACAAATGGGAGAACTACAAGAAAAAATTCATAATCTTTTGGTAAGCGGTGGCACACCAATGCTTGACACACTCACAAAGATAGTTGTAAAAGCTCAAGAATTCGTTGAAAAGATAGACAAGCTCAGCAAAGAACACCCTGGACTTATGCGTTGGTTGATGTATACGCTAGGCGCTTTGGTGGGTTTTAATATAATGACCGGGGCGGCCCGGATAGGAATAGCGATTTTTGGAAAAAACCTTTTATCGGTGATTGGTATGTTCGCTCGATTTGGAGGGGGCGCAATGGCTGCCGGTCGGGGATTGGTTGGTTTCTGGAACACGTTTAAATACTTCAGGCAGGGCACTGGGATAATGCGTGCACTTTGGAGCGCAGTTGCTTTCGGCCACCCCATTTTAACAAAAATAGGCCTGGTAATGGGGCGGTTGGGCGGCTGGTTTATGGTGGGCATGCGTTATGCCGGACAGTTTGGCTTAAGCCTGTTAAGACTGGCTGCCCAGGGAATGATATTCGCGATAAGGATGGCTGCGGCATGGCTGATTGCTCTGGGGCCAGTAGGGTGGATCATCCTTGGGGTCAGTGCTATTATTGCTGGCGCCATTCTGGCATGGAAGACCAATTTCTTGGGGTTTAGAGATAAGATGACCGCAGTGTGGGATTTTATAAGGACTCATGCTACACAAGCATGGGAGGGTATGAAAAAAACGGCGCAGGCAGTGTGGGATTGGCTGAAAGGTTTGCCTGGGCAGGCGCTGGAATGGGGACGCAACCTAATCAGTTCGTTCGCAAGAGGAATTAAAGAAAAAGTTGAAGCAATCCCCGAAGCACTAAAGGAAGCGGCGGGAAAAATCAAGGCTTTCTTGGGTTTCTCTAGCCCTACCAGATCGGGGCCTGGGAGCGAGGCTGATAGATGGGCGCCGGCGTTTATAAGCATGTATGCTTCTGGGCTTTTGGCCGGGCGAGCAAGGGTAGCGGTAGCAGCGGCAGCACTGGCGGGGGCCATGATAGTTGCTCCAATGGTAGATACAGGTATGTTTGGGCATGCAAAACCGGCGGTTGCCGCAGTAAGCCGGCAGATCGTTTCCCAGGTAATTTC